TCACGATGCCAGCGCAATCGGGATGAAGCGTGCGCCGGTGCTGTCCAAGGACGGAACAAATGTCAAAAGTTGGAATCGCACTTGTGATTCGTGCTGGGTTCCAAAGTCAGACTTGTTTAAGTGGCTTTATAGCTATGTCGCCGCCGTAACCGATGAAGTAAACAAAGAACACTATCAGTTCGACATCACGGATATGCAGCAGTTGCAGGTGTTGCGCTACCGCCCAGGGCAATGGTTCCGCTGGCACTTTGATGCTATCGAGACTGAGGGTGACATCCGCAAGATGACGATGGTGATTAACCTGTCTAAGCCGAGTGATTACTATTTGGGCGGGTTGCGGGTTGATGGCAACTGGCACAATGTAGAACACTCTGGAGACCAAGGAGCCGCCAGCTTTTTCCCGTCTTGGATGAAACACTGCGCCCGCGCGCCCATATGGGGCACCCGCTGGGTATTGGTGGCATGGATTACTGGACCGGCATGGCGATGAGCGATTGGCTTATTGCCTGCATCTGGATCGTGGTATTTACCGCGATAGTCACATATTTTGAAAAATGATTCAGCTTAACCCAGAGCTTTGGATGATGACTCCGAAGGGAGAGGGATTGGCGTTCCTAGTGACGGACTACGGGATGGACCATAACAAGATATTCACCATCATGCTCAACTCTGGCGAGATCCTAGACTTTGACATCCGCGATTGCCGCCGTTGCGAGAACCCATCTTTTTGTATTGACGCACCACAACAGCCGAGGCCACACTATGCACCAAGCAAATGAACCGGACACCACGCAAGACGTTTTTATTGATGGTCGCCATGTCAGGGGCGGGGATTGGACGGTGTGCATGGATGCAACGCCAGAAACTTCGGCAGTCTATTATTGGATCGACGGATATACCTACTGCTCGTACCTACAGCACGTCAAATGTATTACGAAGAAATAGACAGGCGACACATCAAGGCACTGGAAAACATTCTGGCGGAAGGGAAGTGCGAGCCAGGAAGATTGATGGGGAGGGATGCCGGACCGCTTGCCTACATTATGAATCAAATGCTTTATGACAAATTTCATGGACACGGTTGGGAGTTGGATCTCTTGACCGGTAGATTTATTAAAACAAAATGATTTCACGCGCAGATAGTTCAGTAGCAGAACTGCCCCTATTCCAGGGGGAAGGCGGCGGTGCAATTCCGACCTCTGCGCTCCAGCTTAAATTCAGGACAATCACATCACAAACAATGAATGACGTTGTTGTTAAAAATCATTACGCGCACAGGGCTGTCCCATCAAGTTGGTCATTCGGATGTTTTAATGATGGCGAACTAATGGGTGTAATTTCATTTGGGAAACCTGCATCTCCACATCTTTGCAGGGGAATATGTGGAGAAGAAAATGCTGAGCGCGTTTATGAATTAAACAGATTATGGCTTGATGATAAATGCCCAAAGAACTCTGAAAGCAGATTTATATCATGGAGCATACGGGAGCTTTCAAAAATAAGACCGCACTTAATACTTGTAAGTTATGCGGATACAGGAGCCAATCATAGCGGAGCAATTTATGCAGCTACAAATTGGATTTACACTGGGCTTTCAGATAAGAGATCATCTGGAGACAAGGTTGTTGGCAATAAACATAGCAGGCATTCAAGGACTCTTGAAAATGCTGTTATAGTACCAAGGACAAGGAAGCATAGATTTGTATATTTTTGCAACCCAGCAGATAAGTGTCTGCTCAAATGGGATACTGCAAATTGGAAAGAGTGGAAAGAATATAAAGGAGAATAACCATGCCATTAGGAAAAGACATCGGGAAAAACATCAGGGAACTGCGTGCGGATAACATGAAGAAAGGCAAGGCTCGCGGTGCTGGCGGTACGCCTCGCAGCGAGAAGCAGATCCTAGCCATCGCACTTCGCTCTGCTGGTGTAAAGCCAAAGGCCGGTGGCCGCAAGTTTCGGATGCGAGGATAATGATCGTTTCGGAGACGCAACGCCTGACGTGGCAACGTGACATCCTTAACCAAGCCAGAATACTTCTGGTGAAGTTAAGGGGTGACGTTGGCCACGGGCAGGCAATCGAAATAAACCAGGTCATCGGGCAGATAGATTCTGCAATGGTGATCGCATGGGAACTTATTGGAAAAGGAGAAAAGAAAGATGCACACACTGGAACAGATTAACCCGATTCACATCCTAACCGCTAGGGTCAATGGCCTTGAGAAAGCCATCCGCGAGATGCAGGAAGCCAAGGCTGAGTTGCACAGAAAGATGGCTGTCATCATGGACATGAAGCCGGTTGAGGCCATCAAGGAATTGAAGATACCAGATGCCGTCAAGACCGAAGGCAATACGCCAGAAGCAGTGGATAAACGATACCGAGTCTGGCAGGTCCTGTATGAGAATGGGTACACCATCTCAACCATTGCCCGCGCTTGGAACACTGATCGCGGGTCGATCAGGAATGCAAAGAACAACGGATGGCGGTCAAGGTATATGGCTAAATGAATATTGAAATATTACATGGAAATTGTATCGAGCAGTTAAAAACCATACCAAAACAATCTGTTAATTGTTGCGTAACAAGTCCGCCATATTGGGGGTTGCGAGATTATGGGCATAGGGGCCAATTAGGATTAGAGGAAACTCCGGAAGATTATGTTTCGAAGATGGTGCATGTTTTCCGTGAGGTGTGGCGTGTATTGCGTGATGACGGAACACTGTGGTTGAATCTTGGTGATAGCTACGCTTCTTTTCGTGATTGTAAGGCTACACCAGACACAGCAAGGGGTAGTGGTGGCGGGACTCTTATTTCTAAGGGTAATGCAAAAAACAGAATAGTCTCTACATTCTCGGGGACAAAAATTAAACACAAAGATTTGGTAGGAATCCCCTGGCGAGTGGCCTTTGCATTGCAAGCAGACGGATGGTATTTACGTCAGGATATTATATGGCACAAGCCAAATCCAATGCCAGAAAGCGTAAGAGATAGATGCACAAAAGCCCACGAATATATTTTTTTATTAACAAAGAAACCCAATTACTACTTTGACAACGAAGCAATTAAAATTCAATCAAAACAGGATTGGGGCACAAGAGATAGAACAAATGGTAAATATCATAATGAAGGAACAGGACTTCAACCTCATGGCGGACTAACAAAGTCATATGAAAAAGCAAACAAAAGATCGGTTTGGTCTGTTAATGTCAAGCCATATAAAGAAGCGCATTTTGCCACATATCCTCCTAAGTTAATTGAGCCATGCATTCTTGCAGGATGTCCCATTGGCGGGACTGTTCTTGACCCATTTGGTGGAAGTGGAACAACGGCGCAGGTTGCAATAGAGAATGGAAGAAATGCAATACTTTGCGAGCTTAATCCTGAATACATAAAATTGATAAAAAAAAGAATTGCTGAAACTCAGCCATTGCTTTTAATGGAGGCCAAATGAAACTCTGGACAAACAACACCAATTCAATCCACAAGGTTGACGATAACCTGCTTCACATCCGCAACACTTATGTGTTGCCGGACGAACTGACAGGACCTACCTGGGACGATTCGATCCCATGCCCGCATAAAATCAAGCCCTACTATCCAGGCCGCGCTACAGGCGGAGCCACGGCAGTCTACCGCGCTGGGGCAATCGGGGATGCGGTTATAGCAACCGCCTTCGTACACTACTTGGTTCAAGAGTCAGGTGGAGTGGTGGATGTTTACGCTCCAGCCAGAAACCTTCCGCTCTACGCTGGACTGGGGGCGAAGCTTTATCCGCTGCCATGCTCGCTTGAAGCTTGGGATAGTTACGATGCACACCTGCCTACAGACGATTTGTTCAGCGGTCAGGTAGGTAATACAAAGCTAGGTACAGGCGGCGGAAACTGCTATGACCGCATCTACACCTGGATGAATGCCGGTGATGTCGACCCCAAGTACAAACGTCCGCACCTTTACCTCATTGATCCCGATCACAACGAATTAAAGGAGCTAGGCAAGTGGCCGCTACCAAAGCAGTTCTTCGCCTATCATGTCTCTTCTAGTGGACCAACCCGCACCTACCCACCAGCGATGGGGCAGGAAGCGGTGCTGGCATTGCTTGAGG